CCCCTGATCCAGTGATACAGGCCACGCCACCGGATGCCCGGCTGGGCGTGCATCCACGCCCAATGCTTCCGCCAATCCCACGTCGAACCCCGGTGTTCGGTCTGCTGACCTTCGCAACACTTCGTCGAACACAACGACCACTCCGCAGGCCACGGGCCGACAAGGTCTTGATAGCGGTCGGCGACGTCGGGGCCGTCAGCGCGTGGTTCGGGCATCAGGTACTCCGGTCATCCGTAGGCGATCCAATGGACGGTGATTCCCGGGGTGGTCGAGGTCAGGATCGTGTTGTTGGCGGCGATCCGGAACTTGAACCCGGTCGTCGTAATCGAGTTCGTGATCACCGTGTAGTCGTACAACCCGGTCACCCGCTCCACGGTGGCGACGATCACCGGGGCGGCAGGGAACGCCGACCCGAACGTGACCGCCTGATCTCCGTTGGCGTCGAGCGTCGGCGACACCGTCCCCGACTGGATGCCTGCACCGCCGACGCGCGCCTCGACGAGCGGCAACGCCCGGGCGACCCCTCCGGTACCTCCGACCGCCGGGTCCCAGTCCCCGACCGACAGGAACGTGTCGCCGGCCTCGAACTGCACCCACGACGTCACGTCGATGTAGGTCGGCGTCGCTGCGTTCGACCGGACATACACGCCGAGCCCTTGTTCGATCGGCCACGTCATCGACACCACCCGCACGAGATCGGGGTGGATCGTCTCGCCCCGGTAGTCGATCGCGTTGTCCAGATCGACGAAACCGCCTTCGATGTCCCACAGGTACACCTCGTCGCCGGGGCGGACGACCCGGCGGACGTACTGGCCGGTCAAGCTGACCGACGGATCGGTCGACACACCGGTTGCGCCGAGCGCCAGACTGGCCGTCGAGTTCGCGGCACGCTGCGGCGACTTGCCTGATCCGACCTGCCGCCACGTCGACCCGGCCGCCCCGGTCGCCGTCGACACCTTCACGGTGCGTGTCACCGACGCCGACGTGATCAAGAACGTGTCGGCCGCGTCGTCGGCGTTCCCCGACGACGTCTCAGATGGGGCATTGACGACCGTCGCAATCGTCGGGGTGCCACCGGCCGGCGTCTTGAGATCGACCGTCTGCGTCGCCGAACCCACCACACGACCGGCCTTCGTGTCGGCACCGACCGCGTAGGCGTGCGTCGCCACCTTCGCGACGTCGATACCGTGATCGAGCAGACCGCCACGCAGACCGACGTACACCGGATCGGCCGGACCGGTGTCGTCATCGGTGATCACGACCCTGGGCGGCGACGTGAACACCGACGTGCCGGCGTCGACCGTGAAGTCGGGGCGGACGTCGTACTCCCAGCCGCCGAGCGACGCGACAGCATCGAGCGCTTCCCGGTTCGTCTGTGCGTAGGCGGGAAACGACCGGGTGACGTTCGATCCGCCCGACACGGTGCCGGTCGTGATGCCGTTCGTCAACAGGTCACCGAGCCACTGTGTCGGAGTGCCGCCGGTGCGAGTGATCGCCGCCGCCGGATAGGTGTCGAGCCACGTCGACAGGCCGGTGACACGGAGCTCGCGCCGGGACGGGCGGCCGATCACCCGGCCGGTGTAGATCGCCGACGCAAGCACGAACTCGTCGGACACGTCACCGTCAGGCACCGGAGCGGCGGTGATGACGACGTGGCATCCTGCCCCGGTGACGAGGTCGCGGATCTGGCGTGCCGTCCCCGCCGGCAGATGACCGGTGAAGCGGACCGAACCGGACCCGGGACGCATCAGATGCTCGGTGATCACGACTGCACGACCCGTGTCGAATGAGATCCTGGCGCGCAGGCGTGGGCCAGATAGTTCGCGGCGTTGAAGTGCGTCAGGCCGTTCTCGAGAGCGATCGCCCACACCGGCGACGGGTTCGTGCCGTCGTCGTGGTTGGCGTAACAGCTCGTCGTGTTCGTGGTGACACCATCACGGCAGACGAAGCAGAGCCGGTAGCCGTCACCGTCGGCGGCGGTCGTGCGGATGCCACCGGTCACGTTCGTACCGGCCTGGGCGGAGATGTGCGCGAAGCCGTGCCGGCCACCGAACAACGCCGACGTCGACGCCGAGAACACCGGGCGGGCCAGCACGGCAGGCACCGACCGCTTCACGGTCCACAGATCGGAGTGGTAGTACTGGGCGTCGGCACGGACCGACACCACATCAGGCGAGTTCCGCAGGATGATCGGCAGGTTGTAGTTCGGGCCCCCGATCGCCGACGGCGTCGTCGTCTCCTGAATGACGACGAACTCCTGACCGGTCGACCAGTCGCCGGCACCGTCCGGCGCCTGCACCTTGTAACCGGCATCAGGGGTGCCCGGGCCGAGCCGCACGAGCCCGTTCGAGATTCGCCAACCTGTCACACCGGGCGGCACATGCCGTCCATGCCACGCATACCACGCGCCGCCGATCTGCAACTCGAGCAGCGCCGCAGGCTGCGCATACCACAGATCAGGGGTCATGCGGGTGCGCAGCCCACCGATCGCAGACGCACCACCGGACGTCTCGATACCGACCGTGTCCGACCCGTCGGCCGTTTCCGGGTTCGAGCTGCCGCGCCGCGCGACGAGCGTATAGCCGCCCACATGGTAATCGGTGAAGTCGAGCAACGTCAGATTGGCGTCGGCGGTGTTCAGCATCGTCAGGTACGACAGCGACGACAGCGACGTCACCGAATGTGCGTTCGTGACGACGTGATGCACTCCGTACACCTCGACGTCGGCCTCGTACGACGCCGACGACACACGACGCAGCGACACCTGAACTCGCAGCAGACCCGACTGCAGGTACTCGACGACCGGGGACACCCGGACCGCCTCGACCCGATAGAACCCGTCGAGCGTGTCGTCATCGGTCGACGTGACCGGCACCGCCACCTCGTCGTTGTTGACGAGGCCCAAGATGCGTTCACGTTCGACAGTCGCGACCGCCGGCGTCGACGGGTACACGTCGATCTCGATGTCGAACCCGTCGTCGTCGTGACGCACCGACCGGAACCCTCGATCGAAGCTGATCCGGCCGATCGTCGTCGCCATCAGAGTTCCCCGTTCCGGAAGCGTTCCGCCATCTGCACCAGCTCGAACGCGAACTGCTCAGTGATCAGCTGACCTTGCACCCACACGTTCAGCACACGCGTACCGCCGGCGCCCGCCTCGGCGATCGGGGTCACATCACCCTGTTCGCCGATCAGCCACGACCGGCCGTCGGTGTCGGTGAACACCTCCGGCGCAGCCTCGGCGACACGATGCGACATCGACGCGAACGTCGGCCCACCCTGCGCCCGATACCCGCCCGACGACGTCGGAGCTGGCGGCACATAGGTCGTCGTCCCGCGCCGAATCTCGGTGATGCGGATCTGCACGTCACGGGCCACCGTCAACGCGTTGAGCGCCAACATCGCCTCGTTGTACGAGCCCCGGTCGATCGCCGCCATGATCTCGGTCAGCTTCTCCGGAGGGATCTCACCGACCCCCTCGAGATAGTCGAGCACTTCCAACCGGAGATCATCGACCTGCCGGGCGTGCGCGTCAGCAGCAGCCGCCGCGTCCTCGTGGCCTTCCTTCTCGGCGGTCGTCGCCGCCTGCGCCGACTCCAACGTCCGCGCGAACTCGTCCTGCAACTCTCGGTACGCCTGCCGGTTGTTGATCTCGTCCCGCAGATCCGAGATCGCCTGCTCGAGGTCGGACACCTCATCGGCGGCGTCCTCGGCCGACTCGGCAACCTCGTCCATGTTCTCGACACCGTCGGAACCGAACCGGCGGACCCGCTCCGCCGCCCGGTCGATCTCCGTCGCGACCAGATCAGCCGCCGGCGACATACGCTCGTTCAGAACGCTCGACGCCTCAGCGACCTCGTCGCGTGCCTCACGGATCGACTCGGCGACCATGTCGGCCGCCGGCGACATCGTCTCCTCGAGCGCCCGGGCAGTCTCCTCGATCCCCTCGACCGGCTGCGACCAGTAGTCGCCCGTGAACACCTCACCGGAGGTGATCACCTCGACACCGGCGGCGACGTCGTTGACCAGACCGCCGATCTCGTTGCCGAGCCCACCGAGCCAGCCCTCAGCGCGACGCCGGAACTGCTCCCAATCGGTCGCCTCGACCGTGTCGTTCAGTTCCTCAGCCCGGTCGTTGACGTCCCCCAACGCACCCTCGACCGCCTGCAACGACCCGAGCGCCTGCGGACCCAAATCTTCGAACTGGGTCCCGAGAAACTGGACCGCCAGACGGTTCCTGTCGATCGGGTCCTCGACGTCCTCGATTGCGCCGACCACGTCAAGGAACGCCGACCGGGCATCGTCACCACCCTTCAGGATGCGGCGACGAAGCTCGTCGGAGTCCAGGCCCAGCTCGGCGTAGGCGTCCGACACGGCATCGGTGTCCTCGACCGCCCTGATCCGGAACTCTTTCGTGGCGTCGGCGAGCTTGTCGGTGTCGCGCTGCCCGTTCTGCAGCCCGTCGACCACCATGTTCAAGGCGTCCTGGCCGGACAGACCGAGCGCGCCCCAATGCTGCGAGTACTCGTCGATCGTGTCGAGCAGATCACCAGCCTCGTCGCCGCCCGCCTGGAACGCTGCCACGACCAGATCCAGCGCCTCCTGAGCCGACCCGGCCAGGTTGTTCTGCAACAGCTGCGACGTCGACCGGACGACGTCGTCGAACTCGATCCCCCACGTCTTCGACACCGCCAACACCGACTCGGTGATCTTTGACAACTCGTCGTCGGTGGTGGCACCGATCCGTTCGGCGACCAACGCAGTCGCCTCGGTGACTTGGGCGATGCCCTCACCCCAGCCCTGCGCGTACAGATCGCCCGCCAACTTGCCGTACCGGTCGGCCTCGTCGGCCGTCAACCGGAACTGGCCAGTGACGACGTTCAACGCGTCCTGACGTTCGAACGCTGCCGTCGTGGCCTCGAGCAGCAGCGCGCCGACACCGACAGCAGCGAACCCCTTGACCAGCATCGACCCGAGCGACCCGCCGATCCCCTCGAACCGGCTTCCGCCGGCCTGGGCATCATCGCCGATCCCGTCAAACGTCTTCGACGCCTCACCCTTGGCATCAGCCAGACCGTCAGAGAACCCGGACGTGTCGAGGTCGAGGGCGTACTTCATGACCTCCTTCATCGCCATCGGTCAGTCCTCGATTCGGATCGCGTCGACGAGCTCGTCGACCGTTGCCTCCGTGAACGTGTCCATGATCTTGCGGCGAGCGTCGTCACCGGTCACCCCATCAGCGACGATCGTGAACGCAGCAAGCAGCGCGATCGTCTGCAACGGCCCGGCCGCCGGATGCATCTCGTCGCGGGCCGGCACGAACGTCGCCCATTGCGGCGGCGCACCGAGCAGTTCGGCAACCACAGCAGCGTGACGGCCAGACAACTCCGACGACCGGAACGTGCGACCACGCCACTCGAGCGACCACACCCGCTCGATCATCCCTTGAACCCTTGCGCGATCGCCTTGCCCATCTTCTCGACCACCTCGTTCTCGACGGCGACCGACGCCTTGCGGCGTCCCCGTCTCCACGTGTTCTTGCCACGGGTGCCCGGATGCTGCGCCGACGACCGCACTCCGCCCCGATCTGCACCCGGCACGATCACGTACCGTCGGCGACCCCGGGCGCTGCGCTGCCTCGGGATGCGATGCGGCGACATCGGGTGCGCGACGAAGTGCACCGGCCCGGTCGCACGCACCAGCGCCTCCCGATCACCCTGCACGAAGAAGCGGACGCCGACACGGGCGCCCCGCCTGCCGACACCGGACAACCGGAGATCCCCGCCGGTGTCGGTCCGCATCACCTCGAGCTGAGCCTTCTTCGCTGCCAACGCCGCCGACGTCACCGCCGGCCGCTGCGCCTTGCGCACCGTCGACCCGAGACGATCGAGCCGACGCGCGAAGTCGTCGCCGGCCGACGACAGCGGAGCAGTCGGCACGACCCGGTCAGCTGGTGAGCTGCGTGAACGTGCCGGTGACCTGCAGCACGAGCCGGGCAGCGGCCCGATCGCCGACCGACCCGCCGAACGGCGACCACTGCACGATGTACACCGCTGCGACGAGCGACGGGTTCGTCGACCCACGCGACGCCGACGTCGGCTTGACGTCGACGTAGATCGGATCGGAACCGGCCGACGCGACCCCGCCGAGCGTGGACCTCACGATCGAGTCGAGCGCGGACGCCGCCTGATCGGAGTTGCAGTCGAGGACGATCTGGTCGTGCGACGTCAGACCGGGAATCACCTCGGTGTAGCCGCCCGACCCCATGTTGGTCGTGTCCTGTTGCGCGACGGACCAGCCGACCGGCGCAGACCGGACATACGACGTGATGTCCGAGGCGGACGAGATGGTTCCCGAGATCGAGCCGACGGCAACGCCGGGGCCCGGCGCCGTGCCGGTCCATGCGGTGCCGAGCAGCACGGTCTGCGAGGTGAGAACGTAGGCGCTCATAGCGGATCAGTCCTTCTTGGTCGATGGCTTGCGCCGGGTGGGCTTGGGAGGGATCGGGGGCCAGTCGACGACCGGCCCCCGAACGCGGGCAGGCTCGACAGGATCGGAGATCTCGAGCGGGGGATGCTCGAACAGGTGCGGCGCCAACTCGACGAGCGGGTCGTCGTCGGGCAGCACGTCGCCAACCGTGAACGACCGGCCCAAATGCTCGAACGAGACGGCGACAACAGCCATCACCACACCCCCAGCACGACAGCGAACGTGAACGACCCCGACCCGATCGTCGCGGTCACCCGGAAGTAGTCGTCAGTGATCGGCCCCGCCACCGACGTCCACTGCCAGCCGACAGCAGACACCGTCGAGAACGATGTCACAGCCGCCGGCGACCCGAACCCGGACGAGTCGTCCGACTGGACGGACACCGCCAGGTTCGTCCCTGACGCCGCCGTGACGTGCAGACCGCACCACAACCGCTCGGTGCGACCGTTCGGCCCGGTACCGACCGCGCCGAGCTGCAACGCATCACCGGTCAACGTCGACGACCGGGCGGCGAGCGGCGCCCCGACGACCCCGTAGACCGCCGGGGTGTCACCCGTGATCGACGCAGCGAACCCGGCCACATCACCGACGGACCCCTGCTGCGTCCGGTACGCGTCGAGCTGCCCGCGCACGAAGATCGCCGCATCACCAGCAGCGTGAGCGGTGCCGTTCGGGATCACCGTCACGAGCTCCTGTCGGCCCCGCGACGCCGACGCAAACACCGCATCGACCGCATCGGCGGCGTAGTCGGCGTGACCGCCGATCGACGCAACCGCCGACACCAGCCCGGGCAGCATGATCGAGAAGCCGAGCCCGGCGAGATGGTTCGCGTCACGAACCGCACACGACGCAGCGGTGTCCAGCTGCCCGGTGAACGGCGCCAGGTCCCACTGGTCCCACAGTACGTGCGAGTTGGTCAGGGTCGTTGCACCCACAGGGCTACACCTCCGCTGCGTCCTTCGACGCGATGACCGAGAACGGAATCTCGATACGGCCGGGATCGGCCTCGACATCAGGCCATTCGGCGAACAGCACCACACAGTCGGCGACCGCGCCGCCGAGCGTGCGATCCGCCATCACGAGATCAGGAACCGACGACGCATGACCGGCACCGGCGGCGCACAAACGGCACGCCTGTCGGAACAGCGTCTCCATGTCACCGGCGACGAGCTGCACGACCAGGCGGCCGAGCACATCGGCGGTACCGTTCGGACCCATCGACGTGACGTACGAGATCCAACCGTCGCCAGCAGGATGCAGCGACACCGCCGGCAGGTCCGGGTTCAGCTCCGGATAGGCGTAGACGGTGAAGTCCTCACCGGCCGCAGCAAGCCCGGAACGGACCTGATCGGCCAACGCCGCGAAGATCGGCGCCACGTCCAGGCCGACCATCAGCCGATCCCCCATCGCGACGGATGCCGATAGTCACGCACCGTCTGCCTCACAAACAGGTTCTCGCGCGACCCGACACCGGCGAACTCGGTCGCAGCGACGATGCCGTGCCGCACCTCACGGTTCTCCAACGCATCCTTCGCGACGATCTTGGCGGCCTCGAGGATCGGGGCCGGCACCGCCGCCCATCCCCAATCGGCCGTCACCGTCACCGTCGCCCGACCACCGTCGTTCGTCCAGCAGGCGCCCCACGGGAACCGACGCAGCTGACAGTACGGCACCGACTCACCGGCCGCCGACAGACCGTTCAACGGCTCCGCTTGGAAGTCGTCACCCGACGTCAGCGTGGTGCCATCCTCGACGACCGACGTGATCGACACGGCATCGTAGATCACGAGCACATCGGACGCCTTCGCAGCGAACGAACGCGCCGACGGCGTACCCGACGCGACAGCGATCCGGCGGCCGAGCGCATTGTCGATCGCCTGCTCCGCTGCCAGAACAGCCTCCTCGAGCAGCGCCTGCTCGGTCACCTTGTCCGACCGCATGTACGCCTGCAACGTCGTGGTGTCGAGGTAGCGGCCCGGAACACTCATCG